CATATCAGCTTGCGTATGTCCAGCGTTTCTGGGATCTTGCCAATGTCTTTGAGGAAATATGCACAATAGGGCTCTGGTCCGTCGCTCAGAGGCACTGCCAAGATCTGGCCATTTTTCAACTTGGGAAAGAACCATTTGACATCTGGCCAGATGTTGACAATTTCCAAACGCATGAAATTGGGCATGTAGCCATTGATGGGATTGAAGCAAAACACATCAAAGTCTTTGTCATTGAGATAGATCAGGGGCATGATTTCTATTTCGCCGCTGTCTTTGTCGCCTATGATCACACTCCAATCCAAGGGCATCTGCAGATTGTATTGGCCTATGCGCAGATCCACACAAGGGCTGTTGAAACTTTCAAGAAACACCAATGGCACAAAGAAGTAATCCACATTGTTTTGGTCACTGTAGTCCAAAACACCAAAACGCACATCGTTGGCATCGTCGGGTATCTGGTTGAGATTGAAGCTGAAATTGCTGGTAGTAAGTATTTTCATGTCAACCATACTTATTGGTTGACCAAAGGTCAAGTGTGAGATTCTCAGGCGTTTCTGTCAACTTTCTCTATGCTGAAATCATATCGAGCGGTGTCATAAAATTGCTTGCGTTTGGACAAGTGCTTGGCACTGAATTTACAACTGCTGGTTATGTCCCAGATCTGTATAAAATCCTTGTCTTGTGCCTTGCGTAGACCGCGGCCTATGCTTTGGATCACACGCACAAAGCTCTTGCCTGGCTCAATCATCACCAAATTGAACAATCTGGGCACATTGATGCCCACTGCTGCCACGCCATAGGTGGCTATCAACACCTGATCATCGCTGATGGCAATGTTGTCATACTCTTCCTTGCGGTCCTTGGTCTTGACCGCTCCACTTATAAATGCACTGTGTTTGATAAGATCAGCCAACATCTTGCCAGTTTCAATGCGATCTACCAGTACCAGCGTGTTGCCGCTGTCCTTGATAGTACCAATCTTCTTGGCCATCCACTTGATGCGATCAGTGTCAGTGGTAAGGAACTTGAGCTCTTCTTGATAGTTGGTATACTTCACTGTCTCGCGAGTCTGCAGCACATTCACATGACACTTGGCCAACACGCCTCGGTCCTGTAGCTCGTGCGCAAACAGGTCCCCAACGTTTGGTCCAATACTGGCCAACAGACTCATCTGATCCTGCTCTTCTTCAGGAATAGTGCCTGTCAGTCCCCAGCGTATGGGTATGTGGCGAAAATTGTTGGTCAGCAGCTTGGTCAGCACATCGGCCTTCACGCTGTGAGCTTCGTCAACTATGAGACAGATCAGATCTGTCATGAATATCGCATATTGGTGATCATCCAGCGCATCTTGGCTCTTTTTTTCAAGCACACTGAGACTCTGCCAGGTGCAGATGGTGTGTGTGCGATCATATTCCTTGCGATCACCATACAGCACGCCCACGTCTAGTCCAAGGTTGCGATAGTCAATCTCAGTCTGCTCAACCAAGCTCTTGTTGGGCACGATCACTATGCTGCGGCCATAGGGTTCTATCAAACCGCTTAGTGTAGCTGTGATCAGAGTCTTGCCCGCGCCTGTAGCAACCTGTTGCACTGACTGGAGATTTTCCACAAAGGTGTTGACTACCTGTACCTGATAGTCGCGCAGCACTATGGGCATGCCTGCTCGCTGATGTCCCATGGGCCAGGTCTTGTGTGCATGCACCTGATCTGTCACAGTGTTGAGACTCAACTCATATGGCAGTCTGTGATCACTGATCTCAAAATCATAACCATGCTCTTGTAGCACGGGCAGCATGCGATCCAAGAGATTGAGATAGGTACGGCCGCCCAGCGTGGCAAAGCTCTTGGTTCCGTCCCATCTGCCGAGACGATATGCAGCACTATAACGTGCACCTGGCATAAAGAACTTGACAGCATTCACACAGGCCTTGCGAGCCGCTAGATCCAGCCCTGTGATCTTGATGTTGCACTCGTCTTCAATCTCTATGATGGCATGTTTGATCATAAGCAATTATACCAATGCTAGTGCAATACGCAAGTGCCGGTTACGCTGTCGTCCATGCTCCGGCGACCGTTTGATCGTAGGTCCGTTCACCCAGTGATCCGCTGCTCAGCATGTCACTGCTTCATCACAGTTGAGACACATGGCCTCCAACAATACACTAGGCTTCACGCTCATACCTTGACATGGCGCCGTCAGGTCCCATGGACCTAGGCATGCTGTGCTGCGCGGATATGCGCACGCTGCACCGCCACCATTACCATACCCCAGCTGACCTGCAGTGCTTGGACGATGACATGCCACCATGTCGCACACAGTTTCGCCAGTTGCGCAGGCAAATGCTACCCACTGCTGGTACCGCCTCAGTGGCAACGCAACACATGCTATTTAATGGCAAAGGTCAGACAACACAAGAGTCAAGTTGCCTTGCGATGGCAGCTTTTGGCCACAACAGCTTTCCAGTTGCCAGGCATGGCCTTGCGCATGTCGCTGATCTTCAAAACCATGCGCAGGCTCAGCTCTCGCAGCTTGTGGCTGTGTTCTGTGATGTAGTCCAAAACCTCTGCCTTTTGTGCATCAGTGAAGTCATAATCACGCAGCATGTCATGGCGTTCCACAGTGTTGCGAATATGCAGCAGTTTTTCATGAGCAGTGTCAATGCCAATATCCATGTAGTGGCAACGACTCACAATGGCTTCCAAATGATTTTTCAATCGCTCGCTGCGCAGCTGATCAAACTTCACATTGGTGATAAACACAATACCACCACGATACTCAAAACTGTGCGGAATGCCTGCACGCTCCAGGTGGATGCTGCGATGATTGTAGCTGATGCGACGTGTTTTCTTGCTGTCCAGTGCAGCCTTCAACAGATTGAGACAGTCGTCCTCATAGAGCACGCCGTCGCAGTCATCAAACACCAGCACCTGTCCATCTTCGCGGAAACTGTAGAGTTTTTCCACCAACATACTGGCACTGCAACCACCACTGATCACTTCATACATCTGTCCCATGCCGTTCATTCGGCCCAGCAGATCCAGTGTGCGCTGCAGAGTGCTTTCCACTGTGTAGCTCTTGCCGATACCTGCTGGTCCGCTGACCACCAAACCTTTGACCACATTGGCTGCCACTGCGCGGCTCATGTCTTCCAGAATGGCAAAGGTCTCAGTCAGCTCGCGCCGGATGTCGTCATCGCTGCGCACAGCAGCAGGCTGCAGGGTCATGGTTGGTGCGTGAGTACCCACGTAGCTGATCTGGCTGAGATCCTCTAGATAGATGCGATTGCGTCCAGCACGCAGGCCCGGCACACCGTGGCCGTCTGCAGTGATATAGATACCATCCTTGTCGGTTTTGGCAGTCTGAATCATGTTCACAGTGACATCATTCAACATCACACCACTGCGGGTGCGGCCCTTGGCCACTCGCACAAAGCAGGCGCGATCTTGGAACACATGATCAAAGCTGTCTGGCATATGCGGGACTCCCTGTGTCTGGTGTCACGCACAATAGCATGTTATATGGTACTGTCAAGTAATTTATATGATAAAAAATCATTGAGATCATTGGCAAATAATTCATTATCCACGAGTATCAAGGTGAGCATCCTCCATGCCAACTATTCGCAGCTTGATGATGTTGGATATGTTGTAGGATTTCTGCTCCAGCCCCTTGATCAGAGCCAGATACTTGTTGCGCACCAGGGCCACCTCATTGACCAAAGTGGCCATAGTCACCACGTCATCCTCACCATCAATGTATTTTTCAATGCTGCGATCTGTGAGTTCGCGCTGATATCGCTCGAGATAACGACGATAGTGGTCGCTACGCAGCTTGTCATATCTGATATTGAGATGTTTGAGTATGGCTTCCAGCTCCTGCAGCTGACCAAATCTATAGGCCACAAGTCCGCTGAGCTCTTGGGCAGCACGTTCTATGCTGCCCACGATCTTGGCTTCAACCCAACTGCTGTCCAACTGCTTTTGGTAGTAGTCAATCGCATCAGGCAGCTGAGCCATGTCATGGACGACGCGATTGTACCACATGTATTACACCTGTCTAAGTACCAAACTTTTGGTAAAATTGCCACAGCTTCCAATCAATCTGCTGCAGATACCGCAGCATGGCAAATTGGAGCTCCAACTGCATGGCTGCCATTTCCACAGGGTCTTTGGCAGCTACCGCAGCATCCACTTTGTTTTTCAATAGGTCTATGAACACTTCTCTTGTTTGATTTGATGGCTGTGGCATGTGTCAGTGATCCTCATCATAGTCGTGTTCGTCGTAGTGCTCGTCATCTGATTCACCGGTGTAGTGCACATCAATGGCACTGTCAAGGTAGCCATCTTCGCCCCGAATGGCTTCAAAGTCGTCTCGCTCCATGCCCTTGTCTGCAAAAATATCAACCAAACGCCCTGCCATGTCTTCGCGTTTGCTATTGGGCAGCAGGTCAATCACAGCATCCCATACTTCCAAAAGCAGGCTTGACCAAAACTCCATACCTCAGTCCTCCGTTGTCTGATTGTCTGTGTCTGCGATGTCATCCAGACCCCCGGGCAAAGATATCTTGGTCTCATCCCACTCTGTCATGATGAGATCCAATAGGTCGTGGGTGATACCACTGCGAAAATATTTGTGTTCTTTGCCCTGCCTGTCAGTGTATTTCAGCTTGTTGCCGTCCTTGACCAGCACGCCCTTTTTCTCAAACATTTCCACAAGACCACTGTATTCATCCATACCAGTGTCCCAGGGAATCTTGATCTCCACGCTTCCAAATGGCTTGTTGTAGCGTGTTTTCATGATCTTGCAGGCAGCACGTATGCCCCGGATGTCAGTGGTTTTCTTGCCATCTTCATCTTCTTTGAGCTTGAGCTTGCGCATGGCAACCACAATGGAACTGGCATAGATAAACCCCTGTCCACCGCTGATCTTGTCGTCTGGATCAAACATGTCCTGGCTGGCATAGGTATGATTGGTGACCACCAGTCCCACGTCATACTCGCCAAACATGTTTACACAGTTGCGCACCAGTGATGCCAAGGCCTTGGGTTTGCGACCCATGTCGCCTTTCATCTCGCCTGCTTCAAACTGGTTCACATCAGTGGGAGTCAGCAACATGCCCAAGCTGTCCAACACAAACAGTATTTTGGGACGCTCGCTGGGATCTGTTTTGTCAAAGCGAGTCTTGTAGTCTTTCATAAAATCGCTGACCAACCGTGCCACATCGTCAATCAAGGCCATGTTGACTTTGAGCAGCTTGTCCTCACTGGTATCCACGCCCAGAGGCTGCAGCCACTTCTCGTCCAGTGCATTTTCTGTGTCAATCAATATGGGAAACACACCGTCGCGCTGTGCATTGCGAATGATGTTGCCTGAACAGATATAGCTCTTGCCCGAGTTGTGACTGCTGATTCCATCACCCCAATAACGGTGATTTTCATGGCCAATCTCAAAGTCATAACACTCTTCATCTGTTTGATCAACAACCGCGGTCACCAAACCATAAGGAGTATATAAATTGTCAGTCAACACTCGATCACCAATATCCAATTCTCCTGCAAGCTTCCAAACAAGAGTGCCATTATGCATAACTTGCACAAGATGGTTAGTTGCACAAAGCGTAGTTTTACCATTGTCAAGGCTCACTTTGACCATTGGCAGTTTACCTTTGTCAAACCAGTTAATGATTGGTTGATAACCATCGGGCGTACCTAGTTCAATATCATATTCCCTAGAAAGCCACAATTCTCTAAGCTCACCGACAGTGACTTGTTTTTCTTCAGTATGTTCCATCATTTGATCTTTCTTTCCTGTGTTGATTTATACATTCTACTGC